GAACGAGATAATGCTCGTCCCATAGAACGCAGTCCCGAGGGGATTCCCTCGGGACTGTATTTAATCAAAATAAAATAATAACTACGTTCAACGAGCTTCGTTACTTCACCGGAGTAGACTCATTAGGTGATAGAGCCTTTGCTGGTTGTAATAATCTTATTAGTATTAAATTCCATGATAGCATATCAAGTATCCGAAACTTCGCTTTTAGTGGCTGCGGATTAGAGTCTATACAATGGCCCATTGGACTACTGACTATTGGGCAACAGGCCTTCGGGTATAATAGACTAACAGAGATTATTTTCAATAATGGGCTGACAACTATAGGTTTATTTGCTTTCCGAGACTCGTCTACTACCTTGAGAGTTGATATCCCTGCGTCAATCACCAGTATCGGACAGCAGGCCTTTTACAATAATAAGTCGCTTACGGAGGTGATTGTGCGCGCAACTACACCTCCGACAGCTGGCAGTAATATCTTCTCTGGATGCTCAGCACTTACAAATATCTATGTACCCAATGCTTCAGTAGATTCCTACAAGGAAGCATCGGGATGGAGTGGTTATGCGAGCCACATCAAGCCTATGAGCGAAAGGCCTACGGAATAGCCTGTATCTTGCTAGCGTAAGCGCTCCAGCCACTCGCACTCTTATACGCCTCAACGGATGATGCTGGGACGTAGATCGCTTGCAATGCGCTACAACTATTGAAGAAATATCCACTGTTCGTTGGTGGCGTTGTGGCATGTATGGTCACTGTCGTTAGGAGTGAGTTGCTCTGGAATGCAGACTGACCAATGTTCGTGATGCTTGCGGGCAAGTCAAGCGTTACAAACTTATTGCCACTAAAAGCATAATGCCCTATGTTTGTCAAAGTAGAAGGTAACTCTATGCTTGTCAACTGAGCAGTGCCGAATGCTCCCTGACCTATACTTGTCAGTGCAGGTGGTAATGTGACTGAAGCAAGGCTGGTGCAATAGCGGAACTGATAATCTACAATCCTTGTGATTTGGCTCGGTATCGTAATCTTCTCAAGGTTTGAGCAACCTTGGAAGGCTTCTTGCTGGAGACTGCTTATACCAGTAAATCTTTCGGCTAGTTCATTGAACGCTGTAATCTCTGTGTTACCTCTGAACTTAGTCCCGAGGGAACTAACAGCGGCAGCCTGGGCGGGTGTGATGCCGTCGGCGACTTGGTTGTATGCTCCCGCACCGGCGTTGGCCGTAGCCGTGATGTTGTATGCGCCCGTGTTCGTCCTGTTCATCACATAGTTGCCGTTCACCAGGTCCCATTTGCCTGTGCCCGACACTGGCGTGACCGTAAGGTCGTGCGAGCCGGTGCCACCGGCAGGCTCCCAGTGATACTCTCCCCAGTTGATGGCGCAGATGCGCATGACCTCGGCATCCTCGAAGCGGATGTAGTAGGTGTCGCAGTTGATGGTGAGTGTGTTGCCGAAGTAGGCACGTAGGGTGTTCAGCGTGTCCTCATACATCGGTGTGGTCACGTTGATGGTTCCCTGGAGGATGCAGTGAGCTGATGAGTTGGATATTACGCCAGTCTCGCTGTTGTAGGTCACACATCCGAAGCCTGTGTTCTCGTCTGCGTCATATGGCTCGGCCAGCTGTGCCAGCAGCTCCATCTCACTGCCGGTCATCTCTATCACGCCGTCCCACATCAGCGACACGAAGTGCAACGAGTTGCCGCTCGTCCCCAGCAGGTCGCGCAGCACGTCGAAGGGGTTGATTCGCGGGCAGTTGTTGACATACAGGCCAGTAACTGTCTGTTTTGCTGCTGAACTCAACGTGATGCCCGAAAACTCAAGCAACGGCAACGAGTGCATGAACAGCGTCGTCAGCTGGTCGGGATAAGACACCTCGCTCACCTTTGAGCCGATGGGAAGCACAAGTCCGGGAGCCGATGAGTCGGCAAACAGCGCACGACGCAGACGCGGGCAGCCCATCAGCGACACAGCGCTGGTCAGCGTGGTCACGTTGCGCACATCAACCTCCTCTATGCACTCGCCCGACACAGACAGCACGCCTGCGTTGAACTGCACGTTGGCTGCATTGGCGTCTCCCACCTTCACACGGCGCAGACGCTTGCCACTGATGTTCATCGTAGAGCCCACTGTCGCATCACCGCCACGGGTGGTCAGCGTCAGACCACACAGGTCACCCAGGTCGGTGTACCAGTCCACACCCTTGATATAGAAAGTCGTCGTGCCGTCCGATGTCGCAGTGATGCCACACGTCCCGCCAGCGGCCGTGCGAGCGCCACGCACATCCACACCGCCGCCGCGGTTGCCCGTGGGATACATCTCCACAGCGGGCACGATGGCAAAGTTGAACGATGCGGCAGGCGTGAACTCCAACCGCCCCATGCCGTCGTCACCGGCACCGGTGAACGCAGCGATGCCATACTTCGAGAACAGCGACACGATATGCCACTCAACCCACTTGCGCTCGGCCTCAAGCTGGGTGCCGTTAGCCTGGCGCAGCGGGGGCACATTGTTGTACGTCGCATCGGGGTTCAGCTCCCACACGCCAACGTACGAATAGTCGCTGTCTGAGTTGTAGCCCGACAGCGGGAAGTAATAAGCCGAGTGCTCCCAGAAGTAGTAGTTCAGCATGTTCATCACAGAACTATGTACATTCGCTCCAGGAACATTGTACTGCGCAGCCAGACGCACCATCGCGTTGACCATCGACACCAGCATGTCCTTCACACCGCTCTTGAAGCCGTCCTCATGGTTGATCAGTTCCCAGAATGACGATGAACTGCCCTGGTAGATGTCCACTCCGTCCTGTGTCACATCGCCCACCTCCACACTCGGCGACTTGGTCTGCTGGCCGTTGTTGTCGGTCATCAGGATGGTGTCCATGTCATCCTGGCACCATATCCAGCGGCCTCCGTCGGCCAGCGACTTCCACTTCATCGGGTAGCTGTTCTTGGCGTGGTTGTCCGAGCAGGCAATCATCTCGCAGAACGCCTCATGGTAGCACGCTGCGTTGATTGACCAGTAGCGATCGGCCTCGGCCGCGAACTTGGCAATGCGAGCCTGACGCAGCTGTGCAGTCGTGGGCGAGGACGAGGATGTAATGGCCGTCAGATAGCTGCCAAGATAGTCCTTGATGTTGTGGGTGGTCACTACACCATAGCTGGAGTTGTAGTCCTCAAGGTCGGCCAGCACCTTGTACACACCGTCCTTGTTGCTATAGTAAATCAGCTGGTATGACGTGTTGTACAGCGTCAGCACGTCATTCTTCTTGTTGCCGTAGATGCCTCGGCCGGCACGGAAGTTGTCCTTGTCGGCGTTCAGTGCAGCCAGTGAGCTGTAGCCCGCCTCACTCAACGAGCACAGGTACGGCGAGCACAGGTAGGCTATGTTGTAGGCTGGCTTCCACTCAGTCTCAAACAGGGCAAGCACATTGGCAGCGTCACTCGCCTTGTCGGTGCTGAAGCGGCACGAGCCGACGTCCCAGCCTTCCTCGCCGCCGAAACACAGAGTCTCTTGCGTGTAGTCGTAGGTCACGTCAATCCAGGGATGCAGGAAGCGTGTCCCAAGCGGGGCATGGTTCGGGCCCTCGATTGACAACAGTGACGGATAGGTCGTCGTGTCATAGCCACGCGTGCCGGAATCGTTCTTGGCTGGTCCGACGGTGTACAGACCAATGAACTTGTACGTTCCATCGGCAAACTCTTGGAAGCCCATCATCGGATACTGGTAGATGGCTACGCGGGCGCCGTCGGGCAGACCCGATTTCAAGCCACACGCCTCAAACAGTTCGTCATACATATTGCATGCACCCATCTTGTGGCCTTGCATAGACGAGGCAACATTTTTCTTCGCCACGATGTCATTCACCTTCGGGTGGCGGCCCTGGCCGTCAAAGTAGCCTTTTACGGCGTCTGTCGTCCCGTCGGCATAGTGCCACACGGCACCAGACTTCTTCAGCTTGTTGCGCAAGTTCCATCTGTAGTAGCGCATGGAGGTCGTTCCCTGGCCGCCGATGGGCGCATCTGTGATGGTCACGTTCCATGCGGGATGGTCACTGAACTCAAAGCGCATGGTGGCGGTGTTGTCGGTCGAGTTCACCAGCGACGGGATGTCCAGGTCGTTCGCCATCTTGATGACCATCGTGTTGAACCCGGCAGCCTTGCACAGGTCATACGAGATCTCGCCGCCGTCAATGATGTTGTTGTCGTGGCGCACACCGCTGCGGGTGTAGTCCATGCCGTCGATGATGCTGTTGAGGAAGTTCTGCTTCACGCTGTCATGCTCCAGCACTTGGTTGTAGATGCGCATCGTGTACAGGTAGAAGTCAGCCGATGACTGACCCATGCGCAGGCAACCAGTGCCCAGCGAGGCCGTGCCGTCGTACTCAAACACGCACTGCTGCACACCATTGATGTAGATGCGGCAGAGGTTGCGGCCGGTGGTCTTGTACTCTCGCTGCAGCACGACCACAACATGCAGCACCCGGTCCTCGCTCAGCTGCACCGTCTGCGGTGTCAACTGGCGGTCGGCCGATGTCAGCACGCTCAGTCGGGTAGGGAACAGGATGATGCCGTTGGTAGAGCTGCCGAACGTCGTGGTGTCCATCATCGACAGCACAGGAGTCTCATAGTCGCTGATGTTCGAGCAGCGGAACTTGAACTCAATCGTCAGCGAGCTGGTTGACGCACGGCCCAGAGGCGTCAGTCCGGGTATCTCCATCGTGCTGCCCGCATTCACCACAAGGCACTTGTTGCTGTCACTGTCATGATACCAGCCATCGGTAGACCATGACATGTTCGTCCATTCTGCCTCATAGCTGGCCACCTCGGCACCGCTCGCAGCATTGATGATTTCCTCGCGGTCGGCGCTGCCGTTACTGCGGTTCGCAGCGTTCAGATAGAACACCGCACCCTCCACGGCGGCATACGAGTTGCTGTTGTCAATCGCTGTGCGCTCAATAGCCGTCATGTCGTCGGTGCGCACAATCATATTAAGTACATAGTCGTTGCCCTCAATCTCGGCCTCGATGGCCATCGTGTAGTCAACCTTGGTCTGCGTCTGCACACTGATGGTCTCATGGTCAACCAGCGTGATGACTTCCGACCCGTTCTGCGCGGTCAGCGTGATCTCCACCTGTGTGGCATTGTAGGTGGCATAGCGGAACAGACGCTGCGTCTCGTAGTTCACCGCAGCTTCCACCACCTCGTTGATGCACACCAGAGCCACCTGGTTCTCGTCACCAGAGGCCACGCACATCACGTTGTATTTGTAGTGGGCCGTCTCCACGTTGTCGCCGCTCACCCACACCTCAACCGTGTGCACACCAGTCTCGCTATTGCTGGGGAAGTGGTCTGTCATGTCGAACTCATACGGCGATGTCGTGTAGTTCGTGCCGCTCGAGAACACCTTGGTGTATTCCTGGTTGTCGTCATCGTCAACACGCACATGCAGCGTCTTCTGCAGGTTGCCCGAGAAGTATAGGCCGTTGATGGCATATGCCTCACCTTGCAGCCAGGGATTGTTCCAGTTGTAGCGCGAGGTCAAGGTCAGCGAGGTGACCGAGGCCGTGAATGTGGTTGTCTTTGTCTGCTGCGAGTCCTTGCCAGTTACAGTCAACTTGATGCGGTTCGTGCCCACATTCAGGTAGGTGCGTGTGTTGACCGTGATGCTGTTGCCGCTCAGGCAGTCACCAGTCGTGCGCTCAACATACGTCCCGCTGCCGTTGTCGACAGCCAGCGCCCAGCGGTAGTCCTCGGAAAAGTCAACCATCTCGCTGCCGATGGTGCCACTCTTCGTGCTCGGCGTGACGGTTATGTTCGCCACAGTGTCATCCTTCAGCACATAGAACGAGCTGGGCGTTGTCGTCGCCAGTGTGATGGCGTACACCGTACCGCTCAGCGGCACCACACCCAGCTGTGTGCCACCCTCGCTGTCATAGAACACGATGTTGCCGTTCTCGTAGCTGATCCAGCCCACCTTGCCCTCGGTCGCAGCCTGCAGCGCGGCGAGTTGCGCCTTGATAAATTCTTCAACTCGGCTGTATTTGTAGCCCTCCCATGGAGTGCCAATGCCCGGTATTCTCTCGTCTATTCCTGCCATATCTTGCTATGTTGTTTAGTCGTTAGTTATGCCATGTGTTGTCACTATGCCACACCAGCTCGCCTCGCCAGTATGAGGCTACCTTGCTCCACACCAGGCGTGTGCCCTTGTAGATGGCCATGATGGCGCGGCTGCCCTTCTGTACCAGCCCCACACGGCGGTTGTCGCGATAGATGCTCATGACTCGTAGATGAAGTATTTGGTGTTGGGGTCAATCGTGCCGGCGTCAATCATCGCGTTGTACTCCTCCTCTGTGCAGTACACCTCGGCAAAGTCATCCACGGTGGCCTGCAATGTGTTGATGGCAGTCCACATTTCTACCTTGTCGGCTTCGATGACCATCTCAGCAGCACTATACAGCTGGTTGTACAATACGGAATACTCCACTCTTCGCCCACCATTGAGCTCGAAATAGTCACCGCTCGTCATCGTTGTGACGGGCGTCAGCTGCATGATGGTGCGGCCGTTGGTCTTCAGCGATGCAAGCACCTCGGCCACTATCTCCTGTTTCTCGTTCTCTGTCATGTCTCAATGATTAATGGGTTCTCGGATTCTTCCGTGTCAATGCGGTTGTAGGTGCTATCCACACGGCGGATTGCTACCTGGTTGGCCTCCTCAATGGTCTTGTCGGCTAGCGATGACTTGCGCAGCGACTGGGTGAACACGAACGAGTCCAGCCCCTCGACGATGGTGTTCATCGAAGGCACCTCGCTCTCGTTGCGCATATAGCGCACTGCGTCAAAGTAGACATACGGACAGGTGAGCACCCGGTTCAGCAGCTCTCCATACCACACAGGCACACCCACCGGGCCGCCCATGGTGAAGGTCTTGGTGAGATACTCCCTCGCATACAACTCGACGAGATCCTGGTGCTGCGTGGCGAACTGCTCGTTGTCCACACCGAACTGCCAGCCGCTGTCCTTGAAGCCGCCAGGGACACGCCAGTCAAAGAAGTAATGCACATTGCTCAGTATGGCAATCACGTCCTCACGCTGTCTGTTGTCCTTGAACGAGTACTGGATGAGCGTTGTCCTCGCCAGTACGGCCTCGTCATCGGTGACACGGAACTCATCGCAGGCGATGCCGTTGATGGTGATGTAGTAATGGCCTATCGACAACCCAGAGACTACGTTGAAGTATAGCATCTTCGTGTTGTTGTCGACCAGCCAGAAACTCCAGTCGATCGTGCCAACCTCCTCTTCAGTGTGGGCGTTGTAAATCTTGCCCACAGGCACAGGGTCGCTTGAGCCGACATCGCAGAATACCTGCAGCATGATGCGGTCTGTCGACGCGAATACCTGTACATAGCGCGAGGGCAGCCCATCGCTCTTCGTGCCGTCGTCAAAGCGCAGTGGTGTGAATGGACTTATAACTGTCATAGTGCTGTCATTGTCTTAACGATTAGTGTGTACTCGGCAGCGTTAATCTTGCCGAAGCGTGACTCCACCTCCTGGATGAAGCCTGTGTAGCGGAACCCGCCGTAATCCAGCTGCACAAGGCCGTTGGGGTCGGCAGGCATCTCGTTGTCATCGGTGCTGAACGTAAGCTCACCGGCGGTGAACAGCGCATTGCTGCAAGTCACGTCGGCCAGCGCGTTGTCCCCATCGCTGGCGGTCATCGTCAGCAGCACATCGGCGCCGTTGCCCTGAACAGCGATGAGGCCCTCGTTGTTGGCCACACACACGGCGGGAGAGTAGACCTCGTTGTTCGTGGGCCAGTAGCCTGTGGTGGTCAGTGTGGTCATGTGCAGCACGAACACGTCATTGTCGGCCTTGTCATCGGTAGTCTCCTCCTCACGCTTGCGCAGGGAGAACTCAATGCCGTATGCGTCGGCACGGAACTTGCTGTCCAGCGTCATCTTGTTGTCGGTGACGGTGTAGCCTGTGGAGTAGTAGTTGGTGAAGTTCTTCTCGTAGCGTCCGTCTATCTGCGAGTAGTCTTTCTTGGCATAGCCAGCCTCCACGGTGGCGTAGATCAGCGAGTCCTTGACCGAGTACTTCACCTCATTGACCGACTCTATCACCTTGCTCACTGCACCGCTGAACACATTCGAGCGATGCGTGAATGTCAGTGTATTGCCGTCAATGCGGTAGGTGTAGCCGAACACGGCACCCATCCAGTCGGTGAACTGCTGGAAGGTGGCGTACATCTTCGCACCTGTGATGTTGCGCAGCGTCTCGGCCGCGACAAGGTAGGTGCTGGCCAGCACGCCAGCTGTGTCTGCCTCTATGGTGACGGTTACACCGCTGGTCATCTTGTCGATGATGGCCTTCAGCAGCGTGACGGGACGCACACAGGCACAGGTAACGGTGGCACCTGTCGGGTCTTCCCATGCGATGGCAAGTGTGGCGTACTGGATGGTCAGCACAGCGTTCTGCGATGACGAACTGCTGGTCACGGCGATGCGCACATGAGTGCCTGCAGTCAGGTTCGTGCCGGCCACAACTGCGGTACCGACAGTTGTCACATCGTCCAGCTGCCTGTCCTGGTAGTAGTCCTTTGCGGCACCCTTGTTCACCCATGTGCCGTTGACGTACTCATAGACCACATTGTTGTTCCAGTATTCAGCCGTGCCATAAGACCCGGCTCCGACAATGCCGAACTTGTGGTTGAACACGGCTTCGCTGGCCGCTGCGGCCTCCAGCGCGGCAAGGGTGGGGTAGGTGTAATGCAGGTCACCGCCTACTATCGCGCTCACCCTTGAGCCGTTGTGCATGATAAAACGGATGTCATCGTCCAAAATCTTCGCACGCTGTGTGAACGTGTCGTTCTCGTCATCGGTGTATACGGCCATTGTCTGCACAGGGGTTACGTCACTCGCTGACAGCGAGAAATGCAGCGGTGAGAGCCAGCAGCGCAGCAGACCATTGAGCCTGATGCCAAGGCTGTCCATGCCCGTTTCATTGACGGATGCGAAGAATGAATTGGAGTTGCTCTGGTCGGTGATGGTGAGGTACTTGTCTGACACAATCTTGCTACTGGCATTATTCAGCGTCAATCCGACAATGCCGATGGCCATCGTTGTGTCGTAGCTGTGGGCATTGGTGTTAACTGCCACATTCATCACGCCGCTGTTCTTGATGCTCATGCGATGCAGGTCGAAGTTAGATGTGGCCAGTTCGGTCACCGGGAACTCGTACTTTTGGCCCTTGTTCGCCTTGATGATGCTCCCGAGCGCATTGTCCAGCGCATTGATCGTCAGCTTGCCGTTCTCATACTCTAACTTGGAGAAGTCCAAGGGGGCCTCGAACTGCTTCTCCCATGTCCACCGGTTGGTGATGGTGTACACCGCAATGCTCGCCTCGGACAGGAATCCGTTGGCGAGATACTCGGCCATGAGCAGGTCATAGGCTGCGTTGCAGAAGACGAACTGCGTCGAATAGGACCGCATCACACCCGAGTAGTCGGTGCGCTTGAGAGAGAACGAGATTTCGTCCCAGTTCTCTATGCAGTCGTCCAGCAGTTCGTGCTCGGTGCCGGCGATTGTGAGTATGTACTTGGTCAGCATGCCACAAAGTTAATTCAACAAAAAAACGCTTCACCAAAACAGCAAAATCTTGCACATCGGTGAAGCGGTGTTAAAGTATGTAATTGCGTGTATGTCAGCTAATAAAAGATGTCGGTTTTCTCGTCTTCGTAGACCAGCTGGATGCCGATGGACATCGCTGAGAGTATCTTCTCGAACACTTCTATCGTCGGTGACATCTCACCCTTCTCGATGCGGGTGATGGTAGATTTGTTGACTCCAGCACGCTCGGCCAACTGCCGGATGCTGATGCCTTTGCGCTGTCGCTCCTGACGCAGCAATGTTCCGTCAATCTTGCCCATAAGCCACCCATGATTTTGAGAATTCTTCATCCTTGAAGGCTTCTGCCAGGCCTGTTATCTGCTTCAGACGCAGCACCTCGTCTGCATCCATGCCCAACTCCATGCCGATGCGGGCATTGGTCCAGTTGTGTTTCTTGAGCAGCACAATCAACTTTGCGCTCAGCTCAACTTGGTGCGTGCCTCGTGCCATGTTGTGGCGCACGGTGGCGGTGATTCGGTCCTCCAGCGACTTGTTCAGCCGGGAGACAGGAACATAGCCGTGAAGGCTCTCTCGCACCTCCTTGTCCTGCTTGATGACAGTCGTTCGGTGGAAGCCATCGACGACAGTGTAGGGGTGCTTCTTGTCGTGTGGCGTGTCGCACACCACCACAGGCATGGTCACGCCGTCCTTCTTGATGGACAGCTTCAGCAGCTTCATCTCGGGCGGGGCAACCTTGTTGGGGTTGTAGTCGTTGCCCGCCACATCGTCGGCGGGAACCAGCTGCACATTCAGCGACGGATGCTGCACACCAAGCCAGTCGTACAGCTGCTGCGTAATCTCGTTGAACACCTTGACCTTCTCGTCAAAGGTGAGGTTGTCGGGTAGTTCTATCATAATTCTTCGTTGTATCTTGTTATCATTGCCACTTGCTTCTCCAGTTCTTTCTTGGTCTGCGAGAACGACAGACCTTTGCACCAGTAGTCGTTCTTGAGCAGAACCTTGCAGATGCGCCGCCATGACGGCACCTTCTTCTTGGCCTCCATCTTCGGGTCGTCATAGTCGGGGATGATCTTCACACCCTCTTTCTCCCACCATGAAAGAAACTTGTCTATCTTGGCCTTGTAGTGCTCAGCGAGGTATGGCGGCATGGTGGACAGCAAGAAGTGTGCGTAACTCTCGTAGGTGTGGCCAGGAGGCAGGTTGACCTTATAGTTGCCGAGTGTGGTGCGGTCTGTTTCGGTGTATCGGTTGCCGAAGTTGGCACCCTCGACGCGGTTGACCACCTTGGCCCATGTCTCTGGTTCCAGCAGCTTGAACAGGTATAACCCTTGTCGCTGGTCATCGCCGTAAGGCTGACACAGACGCTGCTTGTAGATGCTCACACCAGCCAGATGCATGATGTCGTATATCTTGTTGTAGTCCCAGCCGAACTTGCCGTTGGCCCGCCATATGTCCTCGCACCGCCAGTCGTAGATGGGGTAGCAGTTGTATATCTCGCTTGTCTCGTCATCGGGGAACAACTTGGTCGTCCACTGCAGCCCGTCAAGTGTGATTTTGCTTGTGCTGGCGATGGTGCGGAATCGGTTGAGGCTCTCATCGGAGCGGATGCCCACCAGGGTGGCCGTCTTCTTTCCCTGTGAGAACCATTTGGCGAACTCGGGCACGAACTCCTCGAACTCCATGCCGTGCTTGAAGAATGGGAAATAGCTCTCATCGGTGACGACATGGGGATTGTCGGGGTACTCCCTCACCCACGCATCACGCTTTTCCTGGTCCCAGCACACCCAGTAAGGCATAATCTGCGACACGGCATTGCGCAAGTGAATGGGCAGGCACACCCACCAGCCTGTCACTTCCTCACGGCTGAACATGCGGTGCGTGAACTCTATGGCATGGCGGTACTGCGCCTCCATGTCGATGTATAGCGCATGGACAGGCAGCTTGTTGTGCCGGCGCGCTGCCTCGATGGCGAGGTTGAGCAGCACACCGCTGTCCTTGCCATTGCTGAACGACACACACACCCGCTCAAAGTGGGTGAAGATGTAGTCCATGCGCTCCACGGCAGCATCGTATACGTTCTTGTCTAGATATCGTTTCATAGGTCTTTTTGCAGTTGTTCTTTGGTGGCTTTCTTGAAGTACTCGCTCATTGTGACCTTCTTGCCGATGTTGCGGTCGATGAGCCGTTCAAGCCCCACGTTTCCTGTTAGGTCGAAGTAGAGGCAGTCTCGCTCCTGGCCTGTGCGGAACGTGCGGCGCGTCGATTGGGTGCGCAGCGCATAGTCCCAGACCTTGTCGAAGTAGATGGTCGCATTGTACTCTTGCAGGTTGAGCCCCAGCGAGTCCTTCTGATAGGATAGGACGAGGCAGTCGGGGAACAATCGCTGGCACAGCTCACGGCTGTCAATGAACTTGCAGAAGATGATTGTCCGCTTGGGGTCTACATCGTCCTCGGCAAGGATGCGCCGCACCTCCCTCACCTTGTCGGGCGTGCAGCAGTAGGTGTGCTGCATCTTCTGCGTCATCTCCAAGAAGATGTTGTTGTTGCGCCACTCCAGCATCTCGTCATCAAGGAACTTCTCCTTGATACGCTGGTACTCGATGTAGCTCTCCTCGTCGATGCAGTAGCGGTAATCTCTGTAGTGCTGTGTGATGTTCAACTTGAGGTCTGCCTTGTAGACATAGTGCCTGATGAGCGAGTAGAGGTAGTCCACGTTCTCGTATCCTGTGATGAACTCCTTGGTGTAGGTGCGCCATCCGTTGGTCTTGGTGACCCTCGTCCACTCGCAGAACGTGTTCTTGAACTCGGCCAGCGACATGTTGAGGATGAGCGGCGACAAGAACTCCATCTGCGACCAAAGGTCAAGCAGGTTGCGGCTCAGTGGCGTGCCGTTGAGGATTAACTTATACTCAACACGTTTGCCTATCTCCAACAAACGCCTCGTTCGCTTCGCTTCGGCATTCTTGATCTTCAGCGACTCGTCCACCACAACGAATGGGCAAGTGTGCTGCTCCAGCGCATCGAGGGTTTCATGATAGATGCGGTCGCTCCCGCTGATGCTCTCAACACCGACGTACATGGCCGGAATCTTGAAGCCTCCCTGCTTGGCCACCTCTGCGGTGACGTGCTCCTGCCGAATGGTCTGCAATGGGCCTACCCACAACACAAAATCGCAAGGGGATGCGTTGACGATGTCCACCGCCACCTTTGTCTTGCCGGTGCCGGCCTCCATGAACAACGCACCCACCTTCCATTCGGCAAGGTGCCGTTTCGCGTCACTCTGGTGTTGCAGGTCAAGCATTTTTCAGCTCGTCAATCTCGTTGCTCTCCACCGGGTCGACCCTCTCGGGAGTGTGATGTGTCACATCATCCACAAACATCGGCAAAGCGGCTTTCTGATGGTAGTAGCCAAGCCAGAAGCGGCCACCATCAGCATCATCAAGCACCTTCCCGGGCCAACCATCAGAGTTGACCTTTGAGAAGATCTCCATGCGGATGTCGGCGAAATTGGTCTTGTTGCGGTCGTAGCGTGTCAGCATGGCGGTGTTCTGCTTGATGTTGTCCATCTGAGCTGCACGCATCGGCTCGTTGTTGCTTCTCTCCACGACAGCAACATATCTGCCGAGCAGGTAGTACTGGTTGGTGTTTGTCTTGTCTAATGCCATAGTTTTATCTCTTTAATTGGTTAATTTCGTTGTTGTCTACTGGTTTAACTTTCTCGGGGTGATGCACCTCTGTGAGAGTGCCGATGAAGTCACGCCACTCCTTTGTGACCTTGTCCACAATGAACTTGCGCATCTTCTTCTGATGCTGGAAGATGACGGAGTAGAACGTGCTGACATATATCTCGACACCATTGTCCTCGAAGTAGTAGCCCTTCGGCACCCTTCTGCGTGTCCGGTTCTGCTCAATCGTCACAAAGTTGTCGTGGTACTCTATGCCGTGATACTTCACACGCTGGGCGTTGACCACAATCTCGTTCTCTCTCAATTGGCCGACATCCATCGCTCGTACTCCTCGCGGTCTTTCTTCAGATAAGCGTCCAGTTCCTTGAATGTCTCATCGCTGATGTGTGCCTGGATCTCACCGTTGATTACGGCGTAGCGGGCTTGCACGTTGTAGTCATAGCACTTGTAGTCCTTCTTCTGCCAGCTGAAATAGCTGACCATTCGGTCTTCTTTGTCGGTGTCCGGCATGTGGAAGACCTTGAGGTAGCAGTTCTTTCCCATAGCAGTGAAGTAATCTTCCTTCACCCGCTCGATGTCGCTGGTTGTGTACTTGCCGAGGTCGAACTCGACATAATCTTTCTCGTTGTCCAATTTGCCATTGTGGCAATAAACTCGTGTCTTCATTTTTTCAGTTGTTTTATCTCGTTGTCTACTGGTTCCACCTTTTCGGGGTGATGCTTCTCAATCGTGTAGTCGGGCAGGCGGGTGCCGTTCTCATCGAACCACGCCTCCTTCTTGCTGCTGTACTGGATGCTCTTCTTCTCCAGTATCCATGCAGCGATCCAGTATGCTTCGCTCTTGGTCACATCATAGTCCTGGCCGAACACTTGCGACACAGGGATGATGTCCTCACTGCCGTCGAACGAGCGCACCTTGTAAGCCTTGTCGGTTATGCGCTGCATCGACTCAACACGCACGCTATAGCACTTGGTCCTCATACCTCCTTGACATATACAGGGCGGTCGCTGTCACCGATGCAATAATCGCCGTCCGCGTTGAGGAAGGCGAAGTTCATGTAGTTGATACCAGTGCTGTCGCCCTCGACTATCTCGCACTGGAAGAGCTTGCGCTCATTGCTCATGCTCACGATGACACTTACACCCTCTGCGTCCTCGTTGGCCGCATACTGGCGGCTATAGAAATAAATTCTCTTTCCGACGAAACTGCGAGCATTGTCTGCTGTCAGTCTAATCATTTCCTCTTTTCTGTACTTCATAATCCTAAATATTTGATGTTTGACTTATATGATGCAAAGGTATATAAATATTTTGATGTACGCAAATCTGCGTACAATATTTAACATTGCTTTGTAAATGGGGCGGGTTGACCGCCCCGGTGGCTCTCACGCGACAACGGCGATGAAGTTCTCGACTCGGAAGGAGCGGAAGGCGTTCTTCTTGGTGTCCCAGTAGCACATGGTGGTGCTGCTCGGCTGCTTGCTCCCTCGCTTGGTGGAGATGCCGGCAGGGAGGTTGCACAGGGTCCCGTAGGCTATCCTTGCGCTGCCGTCGACCTTCTCATACACGAATTTGACGACTCCCTTGCGCATCTGCTTGGCAAGGTGATACAGCTGCCACGCTTTCTTGAGGGCGGTTGACCACTCGATGCCGGTGGTGCTCTTAAAGATGTGGTGGGCAAAGTTCATGACTCTCACGCGGAAACTTGTTCTTTTCTCCATAGTAGTGAATGTTAAAGGGTTTGACTTAAATACTTCACCTATAGAGATGCAAGAATGCTGCTAATGGGCCCACGGCAAGCCGCCTTTTTCGTCCGACAAACATTATTTAACCAAGTCTCTCAGCATGTGCCTCGCCTCATGTATCCGGCGCTTGACCGTCCCCTCGGGCAAGCCGCTGAACTCGCTGATCTCGGCGATGCTGTAGCCCCTGGCGAACTCCAGAAGCGTGTCCACGCACACGGACTTTCGTCGCGCCTTGGCGATGGCGCTTCGCATATCGCCAACTATCGCCTGCTGGTCGGCCTGTTCGTTCCCCGGTTCGTCCCAGTCGCCCAGCCGTGTGGTCAGTGTCGACGAGAGCCGTGTCTCTGTGTTGATGTACAGGTTGCGCATGATGGCCCGGCACCATGTCAGCAACGGTCGGCTCGTGTCGTAGTCCGTCTTGTGCTCTAACGCCCTGCACACCGCCTCGGCGGCAAGGTCGTCCGCACGCTCATCGTGGTAGTAGCTACGCCTCGCTATGCTCATCAGCGAATAGTACACATCCACGATGTCATTGTCAAAGCTCACGGCTCATCAGAAGCATCTCCCGGGCTGAACGCTTCATCTCCTTGATTAGGTTCTCCATCCTGTCCTCTGTCTCCATCACTGAGCGCATGCGCCCGATGTCTTGCCTGACAGCACGCACATCCTTGCGTAGCTGCCGAATGTCTCTTTGTGTCCTTTTCATTTGTGTACTTCTTTATGGTTTGCGTGCTGTTTCGGCTGCAAAATTACGACATCTGAGTGCAAGAGCATGGCACATCTATGTTAACGACACAAAAAAGGCACGGAACTCTCCGTGCCAACACAAAAAATGAAGAAACTGTTACAATATCATCCCTAACGAGTGCGGCATCTTCGCCATGGCCTTCGCCCGCTCGCTGGCTGCATGAACCAGGTTGGCGTAGATGGCAGCGTTCAGCGTGGCTGGGTCTATGGCGGTCTTGAGCGTAGACATCACGAAGGCTATCTCGCTGTACCATGCCTTGCGGGTCTTCTCGGGAGAGGTCTCTTTGGGTCCTTTCTCTTTGCTTTCCTCGGCACGCTTGATCTCGTAGCGCACCTCGTCGAGCATCGCCTGGCAGCGCACCTCAATGGCGTGGCCGTCCTTGAGGAACTCCTCGGACACACCCAGCTCCAGAAGCACATCCTTCACACGCTCGGGGCGGCCGAGGTCGCACAGCAGCTGGCATATCTTCAGGCATTTCTCACGCATCCGCAGCTTGGCGATGTCCTCGCCCTCAGTCAGACGCATCTTGGCGGCTTGTGGCTGGGCGATGGACATATACTCCATGATGATGCGGTTGGCTGCGTTGATGCCGGACACTTTGTCCTCGTAGCCGAGCATATCGGTGTCCCCGCACGACACCTCGATGAGGTCGGCGAGTGTCAGTTGGTCAAGTCGCTCTATCATGTCCTTCTGTTTATATAGTCACGGAAGTTCTGTCGGCGCAGCTCACGGGCCATGCTGCTGCGCAGCGCACGCAGTTCCCTGGTCATCGTCTTGGTGTTGACCTCCATGCGCTCCTCAAGTGCATGGTAGTCGTTGATGATGATGGGCTGGCCACTGATGCGGTCTCTCGGGATGCTGGTGAGCATCTCCATGCCCCTAATCTGTGTCGCGTCTGGAAGCACCTCTGCACCCTTGGGCAGGTCGATGAGCGTAGGGGTGTCGGGGGTGAGCCATGCCTTTCTGCCGAACATCACCACCTCAGCTTTCCCACCATCACCCACGACGGCGAGACCGCCCTCATGCGGATGGCCCTTGGTTCCCTCGGCATAAGCCTTGATGGGCTGGGCGAGGATGCTGGCGACCTGGACGGCACCCATGGCGCCCACGAAGGCGGCGAGGGCGATGCCCCATGGTGTGGCACCGAACTGGGCGTAGGTCTGCATGACACCCAATGCGGTGGCGATGGCTGTCTGTGCGGCTGAGTTGGCCTTCTCGACGGTGGCCTTCTTGTACTCCAGAGCCGACTTGCGCTTCTCCAGCTCTTCCTGTTTCTTGGCTGTCACGGCCTCTGCCTCACGTTTGCGGATCTCGGCCTCCTCCTTGGTGATTGCGCCCCGCTCGGCTGCCTCGTCGATGCGCTCCATCTCGGCATCGTGCCGCTCTTGCTCGGCATCTATCAGTTCCTGGACCTTGTCAATCTGCGAGTCGTAGGAAGAACTGATGATGTCGGCTACCTTGCTCAGGCTGTCAGCGACCTCGTCAACCCATGCCTTTTGCAGTTCTTTGCGCTTCTGTGCGGCCTCGGCCTCGTCGTCGATGGTCTGCTTCAGCTGGTTCTCCTCAGCATCGGTCACGGCCTTGGCGAGAGCAATCTTGGCCTTTGCGAGACGTCTGGCAATCTCCTCACGATCATCCTTGGAGAGCGACTCGTACTTCATCGCCTTCTCAAGGCCGTCAACTGTTGCCTGTGCCGCATCAATCGCAGCCTTGTTGGACTGGTCGGCCGACTCCCTTGCATAGCGCTTGCGGATCTCGGCAATCTTCTTCTCGTTGCCCTCGGCGAGTCTGAGTTCTTCAAGGTACTGGTTGCGCAGGAACAGCAGCTTCTCGTTGTTGGTGTTCGCAATGTCCTGGTTGTTCAACTCTGCCTCCTTCTCGATGAGCGACACGAGACTGGTCTCCATTTCAGAGATTGTCTTGTCTCGTTCCTTCTTGTTGTCTTCCATCTGGTGGAGGTAGTCGTTGTTCAGTGCGGTGATGGCCGTGACTCGTGCCTGTTCGAGTTCAACGGTGGACTTGCCGTACTTCTTCGCTTTTTCGATGGCTTCTGCGTATTCTTTCTCTTTCTCGGCAACTGCTTTCTCACGTTCTTGCTCGATGAGAGTGCCGGTCACCTCATACAGGTTGCGGATGCTCTCCACCTGCTGCTGGAACTGCTCTTCAGATGTAGAGGTGATGACAGCAGTAAGGGCTATCGAACGCTGATATGCCGTCTTCTCCCATTCGGAGAGCATCTCCTCGGACTCGTCAATAAGGTCGCTGATGGCCTTTGCTGCGTCCTCTGCGCCGTTGTCCTTGGATGTGGAGCCGCCGGTCCGTCTGCCAGACCTTCCACCGGAAGTCGGTTTTGAGGTTGACCCGCCACGGAGTTTGACCAGGTTCTGCACGACCTGGCTCTGCTTGGCGGCCATCTTCTTGTAGAATTCGAACTGAGCCTCATAAGCATTGGCAGCCTCCCAGTTACCCTCGGCAGTTGCCTCCGCATATTTGTTGAGGTTGGCTTGGGCGATTGCCTCCCACTTGAGCACATCAATATAATACTCGCTGATAGACGTCAGCGTTGATTTCCATTGGGCAATGCTCTGATAGTAGCCCAGTGAGTCGCCATATTTCTTGTTGAGTTCATCAACCAGGCGCTTTTCTTCCTCGGCAGACCCGTTGAACTCGTTCACGACACCTACATAGTATTTCAACTCTGCGGCAGTCGCTGCGGTTGACTTCTCGCCCTCCTTCATCGCATCGTTGAGGCCCTTGGTTATCTCTGCTGCCTCCTCTGCGTCAGAGTTGAACTCCTCAATCGTCTGATACAATGTGACAATAAGAGCGATAACTGCACCAATGCCAAGTGCGGCAAGAGCGAGTTTCAAGGCTACCGCAGCAGCGGTGGCTCCTGTCAATGCGGCTGTCTCCACACCCACTGCGGCGGTGTGCTCGACTGATGCGACTGTCGCTGCCTCTGTTGATGTGGCTGTCGCTGCCTGTGCCACTGCGGCCTCTGTCGCTGCAGCGGCATTGGCCTGTGTGGCTGCTGCCTCGGCTGCGGTGGCTGTCGCTACTGCGGCCTTCTCCACACCAAGGAGTTTCAATATCGCATGGTAGGCGCGGTAGGCGCCAGTGCCATTGGTGGTAATCTCGGTCGAGATCTTCTGGATGCCGTTCATCATCGACATGATGCCCATCAGCTTCTGTGTGGCCTTAGACGCTGCCTCGCTCTCAAAGCCGAATGCGCTCAGTGCGCCCTCGAAGGTCTGCCACCCGGCAATGGATGTCTCGATGACACTGATTGTGTTGGTCAGTCCTTTCGTGTCGTTGGCATAGTCGTTGATGGTTGACGTCGCGTCGGCCATGGCGTCCTTGAGCGTACCGGCTCGCTCTGCCACCTTCAAGAATGCCTCACTGGTGGGGTCGACACCATCGGCGAGCATCTGGGCCATCTGCATGGTCAACTCACGCAGCTCTGTTTTGAGGCTCTTTGCACCGGCCACGGCATAGTTGCCGACGTTGCGCTGGAACTCGCCCATGTCGGCACCGAGGTCTTTCAGATGGGCGTCGAGGTTCTGGATCTCTGCCTCAAGGGCGAGACCTTGCTCTCCAGCCTTCTCTGCCTCGTTCAGCTGCTTGTAGGCCTGCTTCATGCGCTCCAGCTGCTGACTCAACTGCTGATAAGAACCAGTGGCGGCATTGGCCTCCTTGTTCTCCACTGCGAGGATGCGGGTCAGTTCCTGAGCTGCCACCTTGGTCTTGTCGTACTGCTGCATCAACTGACCTCGGCGGGACGCAGCCTGGTCGGCGGTGATGAGACCCTGTTTCTCTTGCTTATCCAGCTCTTTCATCTGGTCCTTGTACGACTTCATCTCGGCATTGTACTTGGCCAGCTGCTTGTAGTTCTGCTCACGCGTGCCGAGTATCTGATTGGCGATGCTCAATGCCTGCTGGTCTTGCTGGTAGGCCTCACGCTGCGCCTTGTTGACCTTCTCTTGCTCGGCCAGCTGGCGCGATATGGTGTTGGTGGTGTTGGCAATCACCTGTTGTTGCTGCTGTATCTGCTGGGTGTACTGCTGCGCGGCCTGGGTGGCCTGACGCATCGTCGCCTGTGTCAGCTGGTTCAGCCTGTCAATGTCGCCGGTGACCTCGACAGGTATCTTCAGACCTGTCGCCAACTCTCGGGCGCAGCGCTGGAACTGGTCCAGCGTGCCCTCCATCTTGTTGTCCAATTCAACCAACTGGTCCATCGCCTGTCTGGCGACGAGGTCGGTAATCAGTGTCTCGTTCATTTCAATATTGCGTTATGATTTCAACAATTTCTCCTTTGGGGTCGTCGCCCTCTGCGCAGAAGGCGAACGTGCCGTCTGCCTTGCGGTACAGAACTTGCGTCTGCCCGGTCAGCCTGGCGGTCTTTTTGGCGAGGTCGGCCTGCTTCATGCGGTCACGGAGCCACTTGTCCTGGATACATCTGCAACTCATAGGCTGTCCCTCCATCTGAATAACCATGACCACAAGAACTCTCGGTTGAAGTGGGCCACTGCCTGCGGACTCAATGCGAATATCTGAGAGCCGTACTTTGCCTCGACTGCGGGGCCCTCGTCCCATCCGTCGGTGAAAATCGTCACTCCGTTGCCTGTGGCACGTGCGGCGATGCTCGTGTGGAACGTACCGACGATGAACAAGTTCGGAACACCAGTGGGGCGTGCTGGCAGTTCAAGGCGGTCACTCGCCCTCGGCGGCGTGATGCGCTCTTTCCAGGCGATGTACCGCTCTGGGTGACGGTAGCAGGGGACAAACATCTCCGCGTCGCTGTCGTAGTAGCCGGCACGAGGGTTCTGAAAGAATGGGTCGGTCGAGTAGTCGGGCGACAGATATGCGCCATTGCCGTCGATGCCCGAGTACAGCTGCTCACGCACCGATATGACCATCTCATGCTTGTTCGCGTCCATGCAGCGCAGCACCTCGGGCTGGAAGCCGTCCTTGATGCGCCTCACACGCTCTCTCATCTCTGCTATCGTCATCGTTGTCCAATGAAAAGGGGTGCGTCATGGCGGCGCACCCCTCGGGTTTCACTTCTTGCTCTTCTTGGTCATCCGTGAGTAGACGTCCGCCAACATCTTCTCTCGGGTCTCCTCATCTCGGTCGAGCCAGAAGCAGTCTTTGTGGAGTTTGATGAACACCTCCTTAGACAGCTTCTTGCACTCGTCGACGACGAACGTCACGCCGTCTACCGTGAGCTTGCTCATGCCAAGTAGGGCTCAATGCCATAGATGCCGTTGGCGGCAAGCACCGAAGCGGCCTTGAGCGAGATGGGGGTTGAGGAAGATTGCGATGCGGTGATCGTCAGCACCTCGGTGGCTGCGTCGTAACTGGCAGTGGTGGCTCCATTGAGCACACTTGCTGCGTTTTCGGCAATCAACGCGCCATACCTGGCAGTGGCGTCGCCCTTGCCATAGTACTCAATCAGCTTGTACTTGTTGTTGCCAGCGGTGGTAACCTCCAACGTGACAGGCATCAAGCCATAGACGGCCGACACTGCGTTGAAGTCCAAGGGCACTACATCAAGGTTGAGCATGTAAGCCTCGACATCCTGGTAGACGCAGTTCACGGCAAGGCTCTCCTTGTCGCTGGCTCCGGGATGGTCGTTGCCGCTCGGGTAGATGTTCACAGGGATGCCGGCCAAGGTATCCTCACCGTCGTTCAGACCATAGAGGTTGTTCTTCACGTCGATGAGATACATGTCGAAGTCCTCCTCCACGTTGGCCAGGATGCTGGCACGCAGGTAGTGGCGGAACTTGTCGAGGGTGAACGTGTCGGTGCGGGCGCTCACGCCGTTGTAGGCGTTGGGGCCGTAGCCCACCTGGCTGGTCTGCACCTCGCCACCGCTGACCTCCCAGTTGATGACGGTCACAAGGCCGTAGGCACGGTCAGGAAGGTCGGCATGACACTGCGTGCGCAGTTCGGCCAGCGACGAGTAGTCGAGCTTGATACCATGCTTGGTCAGCACGACTGCCTTGATTTTATCATAGTCAATCTCGCAGACTGACTTGCCGGTGAAGAATGAATTGCCGGCGCATTTACGAATTCTGGACATATGCTTATCTGCAATTAGGGTTGTTAACTGTTAACTCCAGCGAGCGCACGTCGATAGCGTCTATCGGTTCACTCACCTCTTCTCCGTTGGCGGTGACGGCTCCATAACGGCCATAGTCGAAGTTCTTGCTCATGGTGTGAGGGACATATTCAACGGCTCCGTAGCCCCAGTCAAAGCGGGCGTCGGACAACAATACTTCTATGAGCCTCTCATAGATGGGCAACAATACATTCTTGAACGATGTCTCCATGCGCTTCTCGTTCGACCATTCTTTCCTTGATGAGCACGCAATGATGAGGTTGACCCTCGTCTTGTACTGGTAGTCGCCCGAGTCGACGGTCACAATGTTCGGGGTCTGCAGCGCCACCAGCGGGAACTTCAGCGGCATGTTGCCACCATTGCCCTTGCTGCGGACGTCAAGCATGTCCTTCACATATTGCGCCGAGCCGAAGATGTAGTTGATCGCCACACCTGTCTGCTGCTCGGTCGTGCCGTCCGTCTTGGTCTTGGTGATGGTCACGGAATCGGCAACTGCGTCTACCACGCTCTTGAAGAGGTCCTCTATCTGTGTCATAGGTTGTACTGGTTTATGGGAGTCACCATCTCAACATAGTAGTAAACTTCATAGTCGCTCTCCTTCGCCCACTCGACAAACTCCTTGTTCAGCACCACCATGTCGTTCCACACACGCGTCATGCGCTGACGGGGCGACTGGTAGGTGTTGGCCGACTTGAGCTGCACAAGCCCTGTGACAGACATGCCCTGGTTCACGTCACCGGCCATCTTGAAATAGATGTAGTGAGCGAACGACAGACGCAGCTGCTGGCACAGGTTATCGAGCGAAGCATTCGCATACCCGTCGGAGTCCAGGTCTGAGAGGTGCTGCTCGATGGTGGCCCGCAAGGCCTTGCCGACCATCTTGGTCAAGTACTCGCCCTGATACCGCTCGATGTAGGCAGTGATGCTCTGTTCGACGGCATAGGCATTGTTGTCGAGGTCGCCCACAGGCCGAGCGTTCTCGACCTGCAGGGGACCGGTATAGAAGTATGAGCAGTCTATGAGGTTCATCCTTTACTTCTTGGCTTTTTTGGGCGTCTTGGTGTCCATCACGGGCTTCTTGTCGTCCTTGACAGCCACCTCTTTCGTGTCTGCGGTCTCGGGCGTCACCTCCTCCGTCAGCGGGGTGACCTTGATGGTACCCCGGCTGATGCGGACTCGGTTCTCTTGAAGCACCTTGGGCAGATCAGCGCCCTCGATGATACACTTCATTGTCACTCGGCTGTGATTGCGGTCTTGACACTTGCCAGGCTGCCGTATGCGAAGGCCCAAGGCATGTACACGGGGAAGATGACCTCTTCCTGTGCGATGAGCGCAACGTAGTTCTTCAGCTTGGTGTTCACATCCTCTGCCCACTCAAGGCTCAGCGACGTGTAGTCGATGAGGTTGGCGGCGTTACGGAAGTCGCCGACAAGGTACTTGCCAGCGGGAATGCTGGTCAGCTCAATCACAGGAACACCATTGATGTACTTCACACCGCTGGTGCCGGTGACCAGACCCAGGTTGCGGCCAGTCGTGTCCTTCTCAGACATGATGGCGTTGACGGTGATGGGGTTCATCACAATCGCAGTGGGGCTGTACTGAGCGTAGTTCATCACAGCGAAGATGGTGTTGACAACGTCTGCGCTGTTGGGGTCATCAATGCTCTTGTACGCGCCATGGTTGACGGTTGCCGAGATGCTGGCGGGAGTCTCGCCTGACACGAACGTCACACCCTTGACAAGGATTTGACGGTCGTTCATCTTGATGACATCGTGGGTTGCGTTCAACGACGCGTTTGCAGTGGTGCACTTGGTTGCGCCGGCGAACGTGATCTTCATGCCCTCGATGATGTCAGGCTGAGGATTGGTGAACTCGACGACGACATCGTGGCCGCCGTTGTAGCTGGTCACAGAGCTCACACCGCCGGCGGCGATGGTCACGATTGCGTTGCTGATGATGTCCTCGACAGGAGTGCAGCCATTCTGGTTGGCGATACCCTTGAGGTTGTCTCCCGTGCCGTCACCGAACAGGATGTTCCAGTCCTCGGCGAGGAAGATGCGGTCGGGCAGGGTGGCAAGCAGGAACGAGCGCAGGAAGATGCGGCTCTTGAGCATGCGCTTGCTGACCTTGATGTGGGTACCGAGGCGCACCACATTTGCGGTGACCTCCTTCAGGCTGATGCTGCTCTCGGGGAGCTCGCCGTTCTCAGTCACATAGCGGACGTTGCGGTCAACGCTGTCCACCTGGCCGAAGGTGTAGGTGGGATACTGGGGATCGCCCTGCAGCACAGGCAGCACGTCACGGAGGTGCAACTTGGCGTTGTTGTAGGGAGAGAAGTAGCGCTGGTCCTGCTGGCTGATGAGGATGTTGCCGGTGTAGTTGGCGGGGTCGTTCTCGTTGGCGAACACGCTGACAATGTCCTTCATGCTGAAGCCGTCGAACGAGCCACTCTTGCGGGTGCGGCCCTCAACGAAGTCCTGGAACTTCTCGCTGTCGAACATCTCGTTCAGACGCTCGTCGAACTTGCTGATGACGTTGTGGCCGAAGTCGCTCTTCTGAGCCTTGGCAATCACGTCCATGCTCTTCTTGAGCATCTCACGCAGCTCTTCGTTGTCCTTCACGACCTGTTCGAACTTCTCGCTGTCATAGCCCTTCAGCTTCTCGTTGATGGCGTTGAACTGATTCTCCATGTCCTCCTTGGTGATGAGGCCCTCGTTAGCCTTGTTGACTACCTCGACCATCGAACCAAGAATGTTGTCCATGAAGCTCTTCTGCTCGGCGTCCTTGATGTTTTCAAGGGTGTAGCCGAAATCGGATTTCTTTACCTTCATAAAACTCGGAAATTAATTGGTTAGTGTTTGTCGATTACAGCGTTGAGGCTCCCGAAGAAAGTGCTGCCGGCGGCTTTCTCCTCCTTGTCCTCGTCCTCGTCACGAGTGTCGTCTGACGGCTCGTCCTTGGACTTCTCGGTCTCGGAGGCGGATTGCTCAAGCATGATACTCGAATTGTAAACTCTGGAATAGCAGTGCGGGCAATATGCGTACTCGGCGATGTCGGTCACACCCTTGGTGACCAGCCCCTCGTCAATCTTGCCGTCGCACTTGCTCAATATGGGGGTGAGAATGCTCAAGACCGCAGCACGGATTTCGGGCTCCAGCTTGCTCATCTCCTCGTAGACGATGTCATCAGTGTACCAGCGCAGATACTGGTTGGCAATAGCCAGCACTTGCTCGCTGTACTGGTGCTTCTCGGCATCGTCCCACACAAACTCTTGCCCACAATGGGGGCAAGTCACTACGACTGCGCCCTCAAGCGCTTTGGTAAGCATGTCAAGTCTCATCTCGTATTGTTTTAGGCGCTCGTCCGTGTAACGCATCTTCAGCGCCTGACGGATGAACGCGATGTTATCCGCAACAGTGGCTGGGTTGTCGTTCTTGATGCCTACCAGGAAGGTCTGCGGGTTGCTGCCCCATGAGGTCAGCGTTGAGTACTCCCACATCTTCCACTCAAGCACCTTGCGCTTGTCGTTCGGGTCACGCTTGATCGCCTGCACACCGATGCTGTGCTCCAGTGTGCGACCGGCGGAGGCATACAGCTTGTAGTCCTCCAGCGTGTCACGGCCAATCTGCTTGGCAAGGTTCAGCTGGCCGACCATGACCAGGTTGCCGTCCTTCTCAGCACCCTCAAGGGGCACACCGAGCAACTGAGTCGTGTCGTGGTTGAGGAACCACTTCATGCGGCCGATGTTCTCCGACAGCGTCTTGTTGAACGAGCCCGGCATAGAGATGTCGTTCTGACTGTCAACAATGCCGATACCGTTCACGGCGACCGTCACGATACCTTTCTCTTCATCCAAATCATTCGCCTTCGTCTTGTACAAAAGCCTCTGATATGTCTCCTTCATCTTCTTGTTGGGGTTGTTTGGGGTTGTTAAATGACTTAATTCTCTCTATCTCTTCGGGCGACATCTGACTCACGAGCTTGTCGTAGGAGTCATCTTCCACCCGCTCATAGCCTTGCTGCGCACGCCAGTCGTTCATCGTGATCAGCGCACTCTCGAACTCCACCTTGCAGCGGTCACCGATTAGCTTGTGCACCTCCTGCTCCTCCTTCTTGCCAGCCTGCATGCAGTCCACGTCGCTGAAGTCGGCATCAAGGTACAGCCCGTCCTCGTCAAGCCCGAGGAAGTGGGTGAACTCCTGGCAGAACCGCTGGACAAGCGGAATGATGACCGAGGAGTACACCGCCTTCTCTGCGTTGGCCTGGTTGGCATATGTAGACTGATCCTTACGCGGGATAAGGACAGGAGGAATGCCGTAAGCGCCGGCGATGGCCACCGCGTCGGCCAACGTCTCGTCGAACGGCTGAAGGTCGGAGATGGACAGATTGGTACGCACAAACGACAACTTCACATCGCTGATGCCGTAGGGGTACTTGCCCTCGCCGAAGCCATACATCTTGTCGGCCTCGTCAAGAATCTGCCTCTTCTCCGATGATGTGAGCGCACGGCTGCCCATGTCGTCGCTCATCTCGCTCACCAGCCAGCCGAGACCGCCACGTTTGACGTATATCACGTTTCGGGCCTCATAGACGGCGATGAGGTTGCTGATGGCCTTCAGCACAGATGTCAGACGGCTCTTCACTCGCAGCGGGTCACCCTGCACACGCCCGAAGGCGTCGTCCCTGTCATGGAAAATCATCCTCGGGTCAATCGGCTCACGGCGCAGCGTGCAGTAGTCGTGGTAAAAGCAGTTCACCACGTCTTCGATGTCTGCGACACCATAGATGTCGGCCTGCAGGTTCTTGTAGTCGATGACCACATACGGCTCCTCCAGGGTGATGTAGCGGTCACACCACTTGTACAACTTGTCGGTGCCGGCGAAGGTGTCATTCATCGCGGCACGGATGAATGAGTTGCCAGTGATGAGTTTGTAGGCGTAGTGCTTCCACATGGTGCGGTACCACGACTCGAAGGCGTTGGGCTTGACAAGCATCTTGTTGATTTCCTTGTTGCGCCACACCACGGAGTCGTCCTTGAACCGCTTGAGGACATACTTCGCCCCGGCGGCGCGGCTTGCGATGTAGTTCACCGGCCATGCCACCTCGGGGACGGTGTTGAACAACGTCACCCAGTTGGAATTCGCCACAAACGGACGCGCTATCTGCTCCATCAGCAGGTAACGATCCGCAGACGTGCCACCGACGGACGCAGTGTCCACCGGGGTCGCGCTCTTGGTGATGAACCCAAGGCCTATTTTTTTGAGGTCAATCATGTGCTTGCGATAAGAACAAGCACAAAATTAATTACATAAAAAAGCGATTCCCCAAAACCCGAAAATCTTGGAGAACCGCAGAACGTATAATGGATTACTTTACCTAATCTTTCTCGCTATGTTTCAGCAAATTAACTAATTTCTGACAAATTTCACTTCGGCAGCACATCGTAGAAGCGGCTGTAATCGAATTCGTCGCTCACATCGATGGGGTCATCGTTGTTGCACAGCCACACGTTCACGTCCTGAATCTCTTCCAGTCTGCCCCATTCGTGGTGGCTGCACTGCTCTATGCCAAATGCGTGGTCGAAGCTGTCATCGACAAGCACATCCTCGAAGATGGCCGTCAGGTCAACAGCAAACTCGCCAACCTGCAGCTCCATGTCGTGTGTCTCTCTGTCGTAGTCGAGGTGTCTGGACTGCTCGATGATTTGTTTGTACAGCTCTTTGTAGAACTCTGTGCTCAGTTTCTCTTTCATAATCGTGACTTTTAGATGTTTGACTTCGTCTATAGAGATGCAAATAGTCTACCAAATGCGGCCATTTTTGTCGCCTTAACATTTGGTTAACCCGTTTACACTCCTCGGACGATGATGCGTGCGAGACCAGACAACACGGCTGAGGCAGCCGCCAGGTCTGCGGGTGACTGGTCGTTATAGTCCAGCACGTCATTGATGAACTGGCCATACTCAGTCTCGCTCATCTTCTCGGGATTTATGTGGATGTGCGCACGCACCCAGTCGCTCATCGCCGATATGCGTGTACGGTGGTCAGTGCCGAGGCGCAGCACGTTCACTTGTGGCAGATCCTTGCGCAGGTCACGCACCATCGGGAAGTAGGACTGCTGGCACTCCACTATGTACATACCCGCCTCATGTGAGCGCACCCATCCCGACATCTCGTCATTGCCCTTCACCGGGCGCAGCGCGACATCGGTCAGGTGCCAGCGGTCACCGATGCGGGCGACACGGGCCATGGCGAAACGGCCACCAAACGACGGCATGATGTAGGCTATCGTCTGCTCGTAGTCGTACTCGGTTGCAGGGTTGAAGAACTTGAACTCGCCCTCGGTGTAGATAGACCGCTTGCGCCCCATGCTGAACTCGGTGTACTGGGCACGCAGCAGGTCGAAGCATACATAGCGGAGCGTGTCACTCACATGACCATGTGCCTCGTACTTCTGCTTAGTGATAGGGTTGGTCACTTTCTGCTTGGCGATTGCGCCGTTCTCGTCCTTCTGCACGGCTTGGTAGTCGTCAATGGACGTGGTGCAGTCGTTGTCGATGCGGATAGCCACACCCGGCACACGGCCGTCCCACACGGCATTTATGAACTCGCCGGTGGTCGCCACGCTTGGGTTCTTGTTGCCGATGCAGTCCTCCACCTCAAAGCCCTCATGCTCCAGCTCGTCAATGACGAGGTCGAAGAACGAGCGGTTGTTGGAGTCAATGGTGTTGGCCGCTTTTCCGCTTGCATCACCATGCAGATAGACTTTCTCGGTGTAGTTGTACTCTCGCAGTCGCTTCGCTATGACTTTCGCAGCCTTCCTCGCAGAGTTGTTCGGTGACTCAATCGGCAACTCGTCAATCTGCGTAACTTGCTGAACATCGTCGGGCTTATACTCTTTTTGGAAGAATGTTGCGGTCACATACGGCAGCACGTTGGAGTCCATGCTGATGTGGATGGGCAACTCGGGGTTGAATGGGAACTTGCCGCACACCACACCACGGTTGAACGATGGAAAGAACTCCGCACCTG